TTACAGATAGTTCCTTTTTAATATATTTATTACCATTACATTTTCTACATTTTTCATTTGCTTTTATAAATGACCCTTTTCCATTACATTTATAGCATGTTGATAAAGATTGTGAAATCATACCAGGTCCAATTTGAATAACTTTCATCATTTTACCTTTTCCATCACATGATTCACATACAACTAAAGATGAACTATACATTCCACCATTTCCATTACATGAATCGCAAATAATCCTTTTATTATACATTATTTTCATTGATTTTTCATTATAAATATCTTCTAATAATACATTAATTTTTTCTACTCTCGTTTTTGCTCTATTATTTTGTGAAAACATATTTCCAAACATACCACCCATACCGCCCATACCGCCCATACCACCCATACCACCCATACCACCCATACCACCCATACCACCCATACCACCCATACCACCCATACCACCTTCACCACCAAACATGTTTGAAAAAATATCAAATGGATTAACATTAGGACCTCCCATATTTTTAACGGCATCTAATCCAAACTTATCATAATTTGATCGTTTTTCTTTATCACTTAATATTTCATATGCTGCCGAAATTTCTTTAAATTTATTTTCGCATTCGGTTTTATTATCTTTATTTCTATCTGGATGATATTTCAATGCTAACTTTCTATATGCTTTTTTTATATCGGAATCACTAGTTTCTTTAGACACACCCAACACATCATATAACTTTGTTTCCTTTTTATTATCAAAAAACATAATTATTAATTATTACAAAAACTTTAAATAACATTTAAATAATAAATTTAACACAATTAATTATTAAATTTAACACAATTTGTAAACTTCAAATTTTCAATTGACTTTTTATTATTATTATATGTACCACCTATTTTTGATATAAATGATGGTTTATAATTATCAGATCTATCAAAATTACATTGTATTTTATTATATCTATAATTTTCATTATCTGGTTTTGGATTCATACCAAACACAACACCGTAAACCTTTCTATTTTTATTATTATATGATTTTACCATCTTACCACTTTTCAAATCTTGACAATGAAATTTAAGACCACGTATACCAAGATCATCATACATTCCTTCGACTTTATAAATAGCAGAATTTGGTGGGCAATTAAAATTAGTTCTTTCCACATTTTTAGATTGATTTTTATAATCACCTATTGTATTTTTTATTTTGCCAAATGTTTTAATAAAATAAGATTGTTTATTATGTTTTTTATTACCATCGACTAAATATTGTATAGCCATTATTTTTTTTGTATTTTTATTGTAATTTACTACAGCTCCAATAATAGGTTTATTATTTTTTTATATACCATCTATATTCTGGTATTTGTAGTTAGTTGTATTATCAACATTATTTCCAATAAGGTGATTTTTTTCAGAATCATAAATAGGCACAAATTCATTATCGTTTTTATTATTCATTATATCCGATAAACTAAGTTGTGTATTATCATTTGTATCTATAAATTCTTTTTTAATTATATTTTTGTCTCTCTTAAAATTACCAGTTTTTTTTACTGTTATATCACAACATGAATTTTTACCAGGAAGACCCCGTTTTCCCTTTGGACCAGATAAACCCTTTTTCCCCTTTTTTGTTATTATAAATCTATGGTATGTTTTATAAAACAGAAAAATACATAAATTAAATACAAAAAAAAGTAATACTATATTTACAATCATTAATAAATATTCATCTTTAATTTCATTTTCTATTAATTTTTTAATATGAACTATCAAAAATATACTAACAAATATTATACATATTGATACATTTCTATATGTTTGCCAACTTATAGTAACAATATTCAAACCTTTTTTTCTCTCTTTATTTAGATTAATTATGTTTGTCATTAATATTATTAAATATTTTAAATAATCTATGTAGTTTTACAACATATATTTTCTCCATTTGTCAGTGTAGAATCATAATTCCAACCACTCGGACATTTTTTACTATTATAATTTACATCAATCAAACATATTCGTTTTTTTTCTAAATCTGAATTATCTGATATTCTTACTGGATACATACTATCATCAAAATGAGATGAACCATTATTTCCAATTACTAATTCCTTATTGTTATGTGCCATATTCAAATTATTTGAAAAATAATATTTATAATATGTTTCATCTGAATTACTAATTGGAGATGGGTCATTAATTTTAGAATTACTACAACAAAATTTCTTAGATTCACTATTTATTATTAATGTTTTTTCGGAATACAAACTTGGATTACACTTAGGATTTTTGGATTTATCATAGGTACAATTACAAGATTCTTTATCATCTCTATAAAAACACAATCCAGTATTAGAATTATCATCTTTATATGTAATCATATCTTCGCCATCAAATATATTTTCATTTGGTGCCTCAGGACATAATTTTACATCATTATTTATAACCGTACTATTATCAGTATTATTAACAGATGTTCCGGAAATATTAATATTCGTATTTTTAGAAACTTTAGCACCACGTAAGATAGATGGTTTTAATACAAAACTATCTGTTTTAAATTTAGTCAAATATGTATCTAGGTCTAAATCCACTAATTGATAATTTATAGCTACAAATTGACACCCAGTTTCAAAAAAATAGGTTGGATCATAATTATAGCTTAGTATTGTTGATTCATTTGGAGTTACTAATGTTAAATTTTGTTTATTATAATTCTTTAATATGTTTCCATCTATTTTTAATACATTAGAACTTTCATCTATATAAGTACTTAATGTTTCATCATCATCTTCTTTTTCTGTTTGAATTAGTGCCTCATAACTAATTTTTTTTAACTCTGGTTTTTTAAATGAATAGTTAACAAACTCTTCTAACTTAGAATTTTTAAATCCGTCACTAGATAATATTATAATCTTTTTTTTAAAATTTTCTATAGGTTCTTGTGATATATTCACTTTACTAAATGTATATTTATTAGATAAAAGATATGTCTTCAAATATTTTAAAATACACTCATGAATCTTGTTTAAACAATATATATTTCCATTTGTATTTAAATTTAATATAAGTATAAATGGATCATCATAATTATTAACATATCCTGGATTAAAACACGCGATCGACAATAATCTACAAAAATCTTCAAATTTTATAGTATTCAATGATAATTTCCATTGTCCATCTCTTATACCAGTTCCTAGTACAGGATTCGCGTTTAATCCCATTGTATCGTTAAATATATCTAAATACATAGCCCGTGAACCACTCTTTATTATTTTTTCTGTTATGGATAAATCACAATAGTCAAAATACTGATTTTTTCCCATATATGGTCTAAAAGATGTAGAAATATAATAATCACATAATTTAGCCTTTTTGTATTCATTGAGATTTAATTTAGAATTTATAAGCAAATATGAACTCATGTTATCCATATCATAAAGTGTACTAGATATTCTATAGGATTTTGATAGTAAATATGATACATATATAGAACCAAATAATATTAATGAAATTATTATAACTTTTTTATAAATAAAAAGACCTTCCATACTTGGTAATTTATTTTGTAACGCCATTAATAATTAAAAATAAATAAATTTCAATTAAAATAAATTTTTATTTAAAAATAATATTCACATATATGTATAAATGAGCGAACAAATATTAAATCCAGAAAATCAACGATATGTACTTTTCCCTATACACTACAAAGAATTATTCAATTTATATAAAAAAGCTTTAGCTTCTTTTTGGACAGTTGAAGAAATAGATTTATCAAAAGACATGAATGACTGGAATAAACTTAAACCTGAAGAACAACATTTTATAAAAAATATATTAGCATTTTTTGCTGGGAGTGATGGTATTGTATTAGAAAATTTGGCAGTTCGATTTATGAATGATATAAAAATCCCAGAAGCTGCGTGCTTTTATGGATTTCAAATAGCAATGGAAAATATACATTCTGAAATGTATTCATTACTCATTGACACCTATATTAAAGACAATACTGAAAAAACAAGATTACTTAATGCTATTGATACAATACCATCTGTAGGAAAAAAAGCAGCATGGGCTATTAAATGGATAAATGATCCGAAATCTTCATTCGCTAAAAGAGTCGTAGCATTTTCTGTTGTAGAAGGAATATTCTTTTCTGGTAGTTTTTGTTCTATATTTTGGTTAAAAAAACGTGGATTAATGAGTGGATTAACATCGAGTAATGAATTGATTAGTAGGGATGAAGGTATGCATACCGAATTTGCTATTGCTATTTATTCATTATTAGAACATAAATTATCGTTTGATACAATAAAAGAAATTATAGAAGATGCAGTAAAAATAGAAAAAGAATTTATCATTGATTCTATACCATGTAAATTAATAGGAATGAATTCTGAATTAATGAGTGAATATATTGAATATGTCGCCGATAGACTATCAGTTCAATTAGGATACGAAAAAATATATGGAGCATCAAATCCATTTGATTTTATGGAAATGATTTCATTAGAAGGTAAAACAAACTTTTTTGAAAAAAGAGTAATGGATTATTCTAAAGCAAATATTGCGACCGAGTCAACAAACAATCATACATTTGATTTAAGTGCTGACTTTTGAAGATGGATATTTTAACAGCGGTTTTGTTCCAATAGATTCGTGTTCTGTCAACACTTTAAAAATTCTTCAATTTACATTAATAATACTGTATACACAACTTGAACGAACATCATTTGGTAAGTATCATTGAAACACCATTACTATCTATATCTAACTTTATGATTGGTTGTTTCAATATTACACATTTTACTATATGTCTAATAAAATATGTGTAATATTGATATTTTAAATTAAAAGATGATGAATTTCATAGGTTAGATAAATGGTTTTATCATTTATGTTTTTATCATTTCTTTATCCATTTTAAATATTTATGTGTTCTTAAATATAATTATATTCAATTTAAGTTTACAAACTATTGCTATAGTGACCATTTGAATGTTTATCAGCGTTTACAATACTATTATTAGACATTATATTTGAATAATGTATTGGGTTTGATAGTAAAGAATAATTACTAATTAGTTTTTCTTCACTAACTAGTTTTTCTTCACTAACTAGTTTTTCTTCACTAACTAGTTTTTCTTCACTAACTAGTTTTTCTTCACTAACTAGTTTTTCTTCATTCTTAATATATAGATTTAAATAACCTAACCCATTATTTATTATATACGAATCTATATAGAATTCTTTTATATTTACAACATCTAGTATTATTTTCTTATACAATATAATTATAATCCATGATTTAAATGTATCTGGATGAAAACGTAATAATGCTGGAAACACAATAGATATCATAGTTAAATAATAATCATATTTATGTTCATAATGTGCCATAAATCCAAATGATTGACAATACTCACTCTTTAATGTATGATATTCTCTAAAATAATTACTTGTCTTTAATCTATATACTAAATACTCAATATTAACACCTAATAATATTGTAATCATATATTGACTTAAATATTGTATAATAGTTGTATTATCAATGTAATTACTATACACTACTTCACATAAGACAAATATTGGTATGCTATTTACCAATAAATTTTTAAATACAACATCACATACATATACATAATGGAATTTAATATCAGCTAAAGACAATCTTTTCAATTTAAATTCTGGGAAAAATATATCGTTTATCAATCCAAATATTGAGAAAAATACATAACTAATTAAATATGTTAAATAAAAATAATACATTAATTAATACATTAAATATAGTTTTAAATAGATTTTGACTATAATTAATCCCCAAGTGCTTTTTTAGTTCATGGTAAACTAGCATAAAAATCAGCTATACGTTTTCTTTCTTTAATTTTTGTTATATGTAACTCATTACTAAATGCTGTTTTAGCAGATTCCTCGTCCCAATCATCTTGTACTATTTTTTCATTACCATTTTTATCTTCCACAACTTTTTCTTCACTTATTAATAATGTATCACGACCCGTTTTTGTTCTCCAACAATATTTATTTTTTAATTCTTCTATTTGTGATTGTACACTAATTGTTTTTGTTTTATCAGTTGGATCTGTGTAATCTAAAATATTAATATCATTGAAATAACTTCCATTACATATCGAATCTTTTGTATCAGAATCTAATGTATTTTCTTTAATGAATTCTTTTAATTTAATTATACTATTTGTTTTATGTAAATCTGTATCAATATCATCTTCTACACCCGTTAATTCAAAAAATTTCTTCAAAATTATAACACCATTATCTGATTTAGCATCATATTCTCTTAATCTTCGTTTGAATTCTTCATATAATAGCCCAGCAGTAACATCTAATGTGTCCATAACTTTTGATGTTTTATCTATAAAGTCACTTAATTCACCTTGATTACCATCGGCTGTAAACTCTAAAAATCCACCCAAAGCTTTTGCACGGGCATCATTGCTTGCTCCAGCAGAACCATATTGACCATCTAAACAACGTACATCACCAAAATGTTGTTTTGATTCCCAATCAGTTTCCCCTTTTTCATTACATGTTAACGGAGACCAATCTAAAAAGTTTTCTTTATTTGATTTATTTTTTCTAACACAACATACTATCACTAATATTAATATTACAATCAATAATAACGTAAACATGTTATTTAAATTAAACAATTTATTTAATTTAACATTAGATTTCATTTTATATATATAGCCAATATTTTTTATTTATATTATAATTAAAATTATGATAAATAAAACTATTTTCTTAGAATTATATAATGAAATCAGTAAATAATCCGTTTAATGAAAATGATTTTAACAGTGGTGATGGAATGCTAACATCCGTTTGGGGACCGAGTTTATGGCATTCACTTCATACTATTAGTTTTAATTATCCAGTATCTCCAACTCAAAAAGAAAAAAATAATTATTACAAATTTTTCTTATCCTTGAAACATATATTACCATGTAAATATTGTAGACTCAATTATGTCAAAAATTTAAAAGCAGTCCCATTAACTATGAATACAATGAAAAATAGACACACATTATCTTTATGGTTATACAATCTTCATGAAGAAATAAATAGAATGTTAGGAAAAAAATCAAATTTATCCTATGAAGATGTAAAATTAAGATATGAAATGTTTCGATCAAGATGTTTAGGAAAACCTAAAAAAATTAAAAAATCGAAGAAAAAAAAAGAATCTGGATGTGTTAAACCATTATATGGTAAAAAATCAAAATGTATCATTAATATTGTTCCAAAGGAAACAAAATGTAAAACATTTAATATCCATAAAGAATGTATATTAAAAAATAATTTATAAACATTAAATCAATCA